TGCAAACACTCGCTTTTTGGTGCGCCTGGCAGGACTCGAACCTGCGGCCTACGGATTAGAAGTCCCTGGGTCTATCAATAAAATCAAGCACTTAGGGAAAGGGGGGTGGTCACAGTCTGACCGACCCCACCCCCACTCACGACCAAAGAAACGGCCCACCTCCTCCGGGAGTGTGGGTTTTTTATTCAGCTCTCACATTCACCTGCCGATCTGAATAGCCAACCGAAACAATCCCGGAGGACCGAATGAATCTGATCGAAGAAGAGATGCGCCTTGAGGAACTGATGTCTGACATGGGGGTCAAACGCTATGATGACAAACGGACCAAGGCCGAGGCTGGTAAGGGTGGCCTCGATAACCTCGACCCATACCGCAAGCTGCTGACTGATTCCCTGGCCAGCCTGCGAGGGCCGATGCTGCTTCACCTGGCGAAGGGACTCACCAATCCCATGACCGCCAAGCAGCTCTCCTTCTTGCAGGACTTCAAAGTGGAGACCCTCTGTTACATCACCCTGCGGACCATGCTGGTGGCATCTGATGGTAACACCAACATTCAGTCCCTCTGCCGTCAACTCTGTAAGATTCTGGTTCATGAAAAGAACTACCAGGACTTCCTCAAGGAGGCCCCCGGGTATGCCAAGAAGGTGCTGAAGAGTCTGACTACCAGCCATGAGGCTCACCGGCTGGAGGTTATCTCCTTCGCCCGCAAGCGCATTGGTCTCGATGATTTCTCCATCGCACCCCATACCCAGTTCATCATCGGGAAGTACCTGATCGACTGCGTCCTTCAACATGCGACGGTCCCCTCCAAGAGTGGGGAGCCCATCCCATTGTTCGTCTTTGGAAGCAGTCAACGGTCAATGAAGGCCAGCAAGACACCGATGAAAGTCCTCCGCTTCAACAGCACGATTGAGGAGTGGCTGGAGAATGCCCACGCTCTGTGCGCGAAGATGCGCCCAGTGACCTTACCGATGGTCATCCGCCCAGTGTCCTGGGAGAAGGGCCGCGGCGGTGGATTCCTTAAGAGCAAGCTGACCAACCGGGGCGGGATGGTGCGAAGCCGGCACAAGGCAGTCCAAGATGTGGTGACCAACACCGAGATGCCGCGGGTCTACCAGGCCCTCGACATCGTGCAGGGCACCGCCTGGGCCATCAACGAGGACGTGCTGCGCCTGATGGAAGTATGCCAGCACACCGGCCGGGGCAAGCTGCCGCTGCCTGATCGTGCTTTGGAGCTGCCTCCTAAGTTCTGGACTTCGGACGAGGAGCTGGAACGCATCAAGGCCGAGGATGAGAAGGCCATCGAGGAGTGGAAGGCAGTGCATGGGGAGGGCGTCTGCTCTATCAGGATGCCTGAGAATCGGTTCATCGCCTGGAAGCGGAAGGCCTCCAATGTCCATGACACCTGGTTCAAAGAGACCGGACAACGGGTGGCCCTGGCCTTCAAGATTCAGACCGCCAATGACTTCCTGAAGTACGACCGGTTCTATTTTCCCTGGAACATGGACTATCGGTCACGTCTCTACCCACTGGTCAACTGGCTCTCCCCGCAGTCCGATGACTCCGGGAAGGCCCTGCTCAAGTTCGCCGATGGCAAGCCCCTCGGTGAGCGGGGTGCCTACTGGCTGGCGGTTCACGGTGCAAATTGTTTTGGGGTCGACAAGGTCAGCTTCGAGGAGCGTGTCGCCTGGGTGAGGGACCATGAGTCCGAGATACTGGACTCCGCGGAGAACCCCCTCGATGGGCAGCGTTTCTGGGAGCAGGCCGACGACCCCTTTAAATTCTACGCCTTCGCCCGGGAATGGGCGGGCTACAAGAGAGAGGGGGTGAGTTTCGTTTCGCACCTGCCCATCGCCATGGATGGGACGTGCAATGGATTGCAGCATTTCTCGGCTTTGTTGCGGGACCCGGTGGGAGCAGTGGCTACCAACCTGGAACCGGGCGTAAAGCCGTCTGACATCTACGGGCTGGTCGCCGATGTCGTGAACCAGCATCTTGAGGGGGACCAATGTGAGGAAGCCAACCTCTGGCGCGGCAAAGTCGGCCGGTCGGAGACCAAACGGAACGTGATGACCCTGCCCTACGGGGCAACCCTGCAAGGCTTCATCAAGCAGGTCATGCAGCATCTGGATAAACTCGAAGCGGAACACAAGACCCCCTACCTGGGGAAGGATGTGAACACCTACCATGCGGCCAAGTACCTGGCCACTCTCAACCGGGAGTCGATCAAGAAGGTGGTGGTCGCTGCCATCACCGCGATGGAATGGATTCAGAAGGCCTTCGGCACCGCTGCCCTGGCCAACAAGGAGCTGACCTGGACTACCCCGATTGGGTTCAAGGCAGTGCAGCTCAAGCTGAAGTCCAAGGCCATCCGCATCGATACCTCCTGGGGAGGCACCCGCATCAGGATGAACCTCCAGGAAGACAAGCCGGGTGAGGTGGACAAGGCCGGCATGGTCTCAGGATCGGCGCCGAACTTCATCCATAGCCTCGATGCAAGCCACCTGATGATGACCGTCCTGTGGGCCTTCGAGAAACACGGGATTGACGGCTTCGCCCTCATCCATGATTCCTACGGGACCTGGGCCTGCGATACCGATGCCCTACACCAGTGCATCCGGGAAGCCTTCGTAGAAATGTACGCCGATACCAACCTCCTGGAGGGTCTCTACCAGGAGCTGGTCGCTCAACTGCCGGCTGACATCGCCGCCCGGATTGAGCCGCCGCCTGAACAGCTCGGATGGGACGTCCGCAGAGTGCAGGACTCCCCTTATTTCTTTGCCTAAATACATTCAGGTCCGTATCTTAAAACGGACAAAGGAGGAAATCATGAGCCACAACCGCCCGAGCATCCAGGCTGTCATCCGTAGGGCCCGCCATGAACTGAAGACCCTGAACTGCCTGATGGCAGACACCTGGTTGATGCTCCGAGACTACGACATCGACCCAGCTACCGTAGCCGATGACGCTCCCCTCCATGTAGGGGAGTGCCTGCAGTATAACAATGTCGACACCTTAGAGGAGATTGACAACTATGTTCGATGATTTCAAGAACTACGACTTCACCGCGGAAAAGAAAGCGAAGCTGGTCACCCCGTACTTCCCCGCCCAGTGGATTTACCTGGACGTGCCGAACACCAAGTGGAAGGCCGAGGGTGAATATAAGCTCACGCTCCGCATCCCCGAAGACCACCCGTTCCTGGAGGCCCTGGATACCCTGACCGAGAATGCGGTTGAACACTGCAAGATCGGGCTCAAGCCGGTCGAACTGAAGAAGCAGGCCGGCATCGTGACTTGGAGCTGCTACGCCAAGGAGCTGGATGCTGAGACCGGCGACGAGACGGGCTTCTGCCTGATGGGTCTCAAGACCAACGCCACCGCAAAGAACAAGAAGACCGGGAAGGTCATCGACCTCCAGCCGAAACTGTTCGACGCCCGCGGCCGGCGGATCAACCCCTCCAGAATCAAGATCGGGAACGGCACCGTCGTCTCCTGCAACATCAGCCCCCTGGCCTACCGGGCCGCCGGCCTCGGCAAGACCGGGGTGACCTTCTACCTGAACGCTGTCCAGATCAAGAAGCTGGTGGAGTTTGGCGGTGGGTCGGCGGATCAGTTTGGCTTCGGCGCCTGCGCTGATGAGGATGCCTACGAGTACGACCCGGAGTCCTTCGAGAACCCCACACCTGGTGAGGAAGTACCTGAAGACCAGGAGTTCTAACCCTGAGTCCCCGCCAATACCGCTACATCAAGACCTACCGACGCAAGACCAAAGGAACCAAGGGTCGGAAACCCTTCAAAGGCGACTACCGCTCCGGGCTTGAGGACGTCACTGCTGATGACCTCAAGTCCCGGGGTGTGCCGGTCGTCTACGAGAAGGTCACCATCCCCTTCGTCCAGCCTGCACAGAACAGGAACTACACGCCGGATTTCTTGCTGAAGCACAACGGGATTCTGATTGAAACCAAAGGAGTCTTCGACTCAGCCGACCGAAAGAAACACTTACTGGTCAAGGCACAGTACCCTGATCTGGACATTCGCTTCGTCTTCTCGGATGCGAATGCCAAGATTTACAAGGGAAGCAAGACCACCCATGCCGCGTGGTGCGAGAAGCATGGGTTTCTCTGGGCCCACAAGGAAATACCCCAGGCCTGGATCGATGAACAACCGGAGGCTGCCCGAATGGATGCAGCCTTTGAACTCATGAAGAAAGGGAAAGCCAAATGAACATGACTCAGAAGCAAGCCGTCCTCGATTATCTCAGCTCTGGCAAAGGCATCACCAACCTGAAGGCCCTGGCCGAGTTCCAGATTTACCGCTTGTCCGAAGTCATCCGCCGCCTGCGCGAGGATGGCCATGATATCTCGACGCATTGGAAACGCGCTCACAACGGGAAACGCTACGGAGAATACTGCCTGCACCGCTAACCTGACCTGACCGCAACCCCTAACCCCTGTCGAGGGAACCCACTCCGGGAACCCTTGGCAGGGGTTTTTTTTTTTGCCTGGGAGGACCAATGGAAACCGAATCGAATCTTGTCACCAAAGGGTTGCCCTGCAACTCATGTGGGTCGTCTGATGGGCTGGCGCTCTACGATGACGGGCACTCCTGGTGCTTTGTCTGCAATGAGTACGTCCACGATGCCGACGCAAACGGGCTGCCGAAGGAAGAGCCGGCTGCCCGGGCCCTCCCGGATGAGCCTGCCGAGGGAACCTTTCGCCCGATCAAATCCCGAGGGATTACCCTCGAAACCTGCAAGCACTATGGCTATGCCGTCGACCTCTGGGATGGCCAGCCTGTCCACATCGCGTCCTACCGCAAGGGAGGGGAGGTCACCGCCAAACATATCCGCTTCGCCAAGGACAAGGACTTCATCTGGCAAGGGGATGCCAAGGGAGTTGAGCTGTTTGGTCAGCACCTTTGGAAGTCAGGAGGCAAGCGGCTTGTCATCACCGAGGGGGAGATCGACTGCCTCTCGATTGCCCAGGTTCAGGACTGCCGGTGGCCTGCGGTGAGCCTGCCCTCCGGGGCGGCCGGCGCCGTCAAGGCTCTGACCGACAACCTGGAGTGGGTCGAATCCTTTGAAGACATCGTCCTGGCCTTCGATGATGACAAGGCTGGACAGGATGCGGTCGCCAAGGTGGCACCCCTGTTCACCCCTGGTAAGGTGAGGGTCATGCACTACGATGGCCGCAAGGATGCCAACGAACTGCTGCTGGCAGCCGGCCCGAAGAAGCTGACCTCGGCTATCTACCAGGCGGACAACTGGCGCCCGGATGGCATCATCAATGGCAAGGACCTGCTCAAGGTACTGCTGGAGAAGCCCGAGCCTGGCATCGACATCATCTACCCGAAGCTCTCCGAGATGCACAACGGGTGGACCCGCAAGCGCATCTACCTGTTCACTTCCGGCAGCGGGATGGGAAAGTCCACTGCCGTCCATGAAATCGCTCACGACCTGGCCATGCGCCACGGTGCGAAGGTGGGCATCCTGGCCCTGGAGGATAGCCTCCGGGAGGCAGCCATGCGCCACCTGGCCATCGCCAAGAACCTGCCCCCATACCTGATGGATGAGCAACCCCCCGAGGTCATCGAGGCCCTGCATCGCCAGGTCTTGAAGTCCGGGAGGTTCCACTTCTACGACCACTGGGGCTCAAGCGACATCGAAGTTCTGCTCGGCAAGATCCGCTACATGATTGTCGCCGAGCGGTGTGAATGGATCGTCCTCGACCACATCTCCATCGTCGTCTCCGGGCTGGACATTGGCGGGGACGAACGCAAGACCATCGACGTTCTCATGACCAAGCTGCGAAGCCTGGTGGAGGAGACGGGCATCGGCTTGATAGCCATCGTCCACCTCAAACGACCCCAAGGTTCCGGGCCCACCTGGGCCGAGGGACGCAAGCCTGCACTCACCGACCTGAGAGGATCGGCTGCCCTGGAGCAGCTCTCCGATTCTGTCATCGGCATCTGGAACGACCCCGAGCTGGACCAGAGCCACATCACCGTCCTGAAGAACCGCCGCACCGGCAAGAAGGGGGAGGCCGACACCCTCAAGTACTCCTACGAAACCGGGCGCCTGTTACCAATCACCCCTGAATTTCCTGAAACTGAAAACAATGAATGGGAGAGCAATAATGATTTCTAATTGGAAGACCATCCCAATCACCAAGTCCGACAAACGCCTGCCCACCCCCTGCCATGAGTCACCCGGCGCTGCCGGCATGGACCTGGCCGCGGCCCACAGTGTCACCATCTGGCCAGATGAGACCGTCCTGGTGGACACGGGCATCGCCTTCTCGATCCCCGAGGGCTACTTCCTGGACCTGCGCCAGCGCTCTGGTCTCTCGATCCACTACCCGAACTACCTGGCCAACTCCCCGGGGGTCATCGACTCCGACTACCGGGGGACCATCAAGGCCATCGTCATCAATAACACCAACCACAGGTGGCGCATATTGAAGGGTGACCGCATCGTCCAGGTCGTCCTGATGCCCTACATACCGATGCGCCTACAGGTAGCCAAGAGCCTGACCACCACCGAACGTGGTGCGAAGGGCTTCGGCTCGACCGGCGGGGTGGACATCCTGAAAGAACTGAAGGAGGGGGTATGAGCTTTCGAACGACCTTTGGAAG